TGCCAGATTGGTTGCAACCATACAGGCACGGAACCTGCTTTGTCGAATCCGCACTCGTCTAAAAAGGCGAGTAGTTCATCAACATTCCGCTCGATTGCCACCGGATGCTTGATCTCATTCGCCCGCTTCATGACCGAAGGCAGAACTCTGAACTTACCCGGCATGTTGATCTTTGGCGACACGGTGACCCACGTCTCGTCAGATACAGAAAGGGCATGGGTACCGGATGTCTCGACCTGAGTCTTGTACCCGGCGACGTGCAGCGCATCGGTCAATGGCCGCAGATCGTAGAGCGCCGGCTCGCCTCCCGTGATCACGACATGGCGAGCGCGGAAGGTCTGGATGTTCGCGATGAAGGAATCGGGAGTGACTTTAGCCCACTCCGCCCCCTCGCCAGTCTTGTGACTCATGACCAGCACAGAAACCTCGTCCTCTGGCTTCACTTCCCATGTGTGCTTCGTGTCGCACCACGCGCAGCCGACAGGGCACCCTTGCAGTCGGATGAAGATTGCAGGACGACCGGCGTGTGTCGCCTCGCCCTGCAATGTCTCGAACACCTCATTGACCGGATACTGCATACGTCGCTGAACACTTTGAGGTTTCGTCAACGCGGCAAGAAATTAGCCGCACCCCTTTCCCTTGAAAAAGCCGTGGGGCGATCACATCAACCACATGCTGCGCGATATTCTCCGCAGTTGGATTGAATGGCACCGGCACGATTGTCGGGTCGATCTCAAGAAGTGGAGAAAGCCACGGGTCCTTATCATTGATGAGGCAGCGATGATCCCAGTTCTCCTCAAGCCACTGGCACAGAGTAGATTTGACGACGGAGAAGTCAATGACGCGGCCCACGCGGTCAAGCCCGTCGGCGGTCGCCGTCAGGTGAAACACGTAAGCATGACCATGAAGCTGCTTGCACTTCCCCTCATGACCGACGACTCTGTGGCCGCAGTGGATTTCGTGAGTACGAGTGATCGTGTGCATCTAGAACCCCATTCCTGCAACTAGCGCCAGCAACTCAGAGCGGGCGCTCTCACTCTCTCTGAACGCTCCGGTCATGACCGAGGTGGTCATCAGCGTCTCATGTTCCTCTACTCCGCGATGCGTCATGCACAGATGCTCGGCGCGGACGAGGACGGCAAGGCCGCTTGGATTGATTAGCGCCTGCAATGTTGCAGCAAGCTGCTCTGTCGCCTCCTCCTGAATCTGCGGCCTTGCGAACACCCACTGCGCGATACGCGAAAACTTCGACAGGCCAAGTACGCGATCACCGGGAAGCACGCCGACCCACACTTGACCGCGGATAGGCATGAAGTGATGCGAGCAGAGCGAGCGGATTGATATGGGTCCAACAGCATAGACTTGGTCGATCTTCGCAACGTTTGGGAAGTCGGTGGTGACGGGGCACTCGCTGAAGCGCCCAGCGCATAGTTCGCGCACGAGCATCTTCGACCAACGCTCCGCAGTCCTGTTGGTGTTGTGATCGACCTCAGGGATGATGCGCAGTTGTTCGAGGATTTTCTTGAAGTGGATGGCGATGGCGTCTTCCGTGGCTTGAAGCTGCGCCTCGGTTAGCGGCACCGTGTCATTCGCTCTGGCGCCAAGCTCGCGCACACCGTCGTTCTGTTCCGCGCTCATGCGACTGCCGACTCTTTAGCACCGCGCTCGACCAGCGGATCGGCGATGCCAGCCTGCTTGAAGCCTTCGGCGCGCAAGACGCAGGCGTGGCATTTCCCGCACGGCGGATATTCGCCTGCGTAGCAGGTGTGGCTGAAGGCCATTGCCTCCATGCAACCGGGCAACTTCGTTGCCAATTGAATGCTCTCAGCCTTTGTCAGCATCAGCAGTGGCGTGAGGATTCTGAAGTAATCGATGCCAAGTGCTTCGTTGATGGTGCGCTGCATCGACTGCACGAATCCGATGCGGCAATCAGGGTAGTTCGCGTTGTCCATCGCGCAGACGCCGGTTACGATGTTGCTACACCCTAATGCAATCGCACGATTGGCGGCTAGCGTCAAGAAGAGTACGTTCCGCATGGGCACGAATGTCAACTCAACCCTGTTGCCGATGACTGCATCCATCGTCTCGAAACTTTCGTAGGTTTCGAGCGCAGAGCTTTTGTCGGTCAGTGGCGAAGTGCTCTTCAAAACTGAACCGACGTAGACGACCTCGTGCGGTACGCCAGCGATATGCGCGACCCTGCGGGCGGCATCGACTTCGAGCGTGTGCCGCTGCTCGTAGTTGAAGGTGACTGCGTGCACCTCATCGAATTGTTCTTTGGCCCAGAACAGGCACGTTGTCGAATCCTGCCCGCCTGACAAGACCACCAAGGCTTTCCGCGTCATTTGCTTGCCTCCGACTCTGCGTAGCGATCACCCTCCCACAGCCGCACATGCGAGCGGCTATGAGGCCCCAAGCGATCTAGAATTTCGCGGCAGATGGCGACCGCTATGAGTTCCGTTGTGGCCCGCAGGTTGTTAGAAGCGAAGCGCTCGATCAGCGACACGTTTACGTCTTTGAACTCAACGATGACTTCGTCAATATCCTCGTCCGCGATCACGAAGCCGTGGACGTTTAGTGGGCCATCGACCGTTATCTCCGCCTTGAAGTCGTGGCCATGGACGCCAAGAAAGATTTGCGGCCAATCGCGCTGCATCGTCCCGTCGGCGACAGCCTGCTTGAGCATCTTGTACTCAAGCTCGCCGTTGAAGTGCGATGCGCAGAAATTGACGATTCGATGGTAGCGCGGCATGTCAGACCTCATAGTCCATTGCGAATCGGCAGCCATCAGCCTTGCGGATCAGGAGAGAGAGTCGGTCAAGCGACTCCTCAGCCAATAGCGGCTGATAGCCCATGGGTTTGAAACCAAACGCGTAGTGCTGCTCGCATCGAGCCATCCCAGCCAGCCCGCGGTGTATGGCGCCGGCATAGAAATCCGAGTAGCACACGACGGCGCGGTGCGAGTGACGCGTGAAGTAATCGCGCACCACCTCCTCCACCCGCTGCTCGTTCGGGATGCCGGAGTCGTAGTGCGGCATGAGCGGCCAGAGGTCTTGCGGTACTAGACCCAGCACGCCGGTCGCGTTCGCGAGATACCAGTCTGGTGGCAGACGCTCAAGAAGCGCCTTGTGTAGGGTCGCCGGATACGGCTTGTCCGCCGCGCACGGGCACAGCACGACCTTCGACTTCTTCGGCACATAGTTCGGCAGGATGAATGTCAGCCACTCCTGCACCTCGGGCCGGAAGAAGGCGGCGGTCGTCGTCACGACAAACTCTCGCTCCTCCCGCACAGCACGCAACGCTCGGGCGCGGTTGCCCCACTCATTGTCGAACTTGTAGAGGCCATCGATGGTCTCCGGCCTGAAGGTGCACATGGACTCGATGTCGCTGCGCCGCAACGAACCGCTGTCCGCGAGACAGATCAATTCCTGCACCGCCGACAGAGGTATCTGATCCTCAGCGAAATGATTGAGTGGGAATGTCACGGTGCAGTTCATGTAGAGCAAGAGCGCCACCCACGACGCCGGAGGATTCAGCACCTCAATCGTGTCTTCGGGTGGCGTCAACGCGATGGAGTGGAAAAGATCGAGCCAAGCGCCGTAGCGATCCTCGTAAGTCTTGCCGCTTGGCAGCGATGTGAGATTGATCACTTGATGCGAGGCCATGTCCCACTCTCCCATTCTTTGAAGCGCTCGGCAGCGAAGCGGATGGCACCGGCCGTTGATGCGACAAGGTAGATACGCGTATTGAGCCGCGTGCGGTAATCGTTGATCGCATCGATCCACGACCGCGCGGCCACAAGCAGTGCCTTCGATGCGCTTCCCCGCCAGTTGGATTCCTGCAACAGGCAGTAGGGATCAAGGCCATAGTGAGCAAGGCGCTCCATAACCACCTGCGGTGGCCGCACCTCACCAAGGCGGCCACGGTATATCCGCTCCCATGTCCCTTGGCCCATGTAGACATCCAGCAGGCCGTACATGCCTGCGCGCGTCCACGACGATGAGTCGCACGAGTAGGGCTTGAAGTACCGGATGAACGTCTCCTCGGTCAGGCCGAGCAGGTGAACCTTGTGGCCGTCCGCCTTCTGCATCAGCGCCTTCAGATACGGCCCCACCTTGCTGCGCGCCCCTTTGACGATCCCGCCAATGCCGACCACCTCAGACCGCGCCATCAGCGAGCCCAAGTCATCCTCGGTCATGCCGCGCGTGAACACAGGCACAGGGTCGAAGCCCTGCTCGCGCATCATCAAGAAGTGCCGCTCACTTTCGACCGGGTTCGCGATCACGTCGAGGTTGAAGTAGAACGCTGGCTTGACCGGAAGGTCGCGTAGGAACGCCATGTAGTCATTCAGCGCGATGGGCTTGCCACTTTTCCATGCGGTGAACGCACCGGAGTCGAGAATGTACTCACACCGTGGCCCCGCCTCATCGAGCGCCGCGAACGTCGAGCGTCCGCACGGGTAAGCGGCAAGCAGGCTAAGACAGCCGGACCGTGATGTCATCGAAACCGCTCTCAGCCACCCATGCCTTGATTCCGTTCGCCACCCCCTCAGCGTCCAGCACGCGACATTCGATCACCACCTTGCCCGTCGTCGGGTTGCTGTTCGGCTCAACCTCGGCGATCTTGTGCAGCCCATGCTCCCAGCCGACAAGCAGTTCGCTCATCTCGCCCACCGAGAAGCCGACGGCGTCCATGTCGAAGTTCAAATCCTGCAGCGTCTTCAACTCGGACGCGAGGAGATCGGTGTCCCACACGGCGTTCAGCGCGATCTTGTTGTCCGCGATGACGAGAGCGCGGCGCTGAGCCTCGGTGAGACCCGCGATGGTCAATGTGGGTACCCGCGTCAGACCAAGCCGCGACGCCGCCTCCAACCGACCGTGTCCCGCGATCAACCCACCGTCTTCATCGAGTAGAAGTGGGTTTGTCCATCCGAACTCACGGATAGACGCGATTATCTGGTCAATCTGAGCCTCACTGTGCTTGCGAGCATTTGCAGCATACGGGCGCAATGAATCTAGCGAACGCTGTTCGATGCTAAGTGAACCAATTCGACGCAGCAGTTCGTCGTCAATATCGCTCATGTCTCTCCTCGATGACGGCGGGACCCGCTACGAATGCCCTCAGGGCGCGAACGCAGTCGCGTTGATGTCGCGACATGGACGCGTGGCCTCGCGCAGCATGGGGGCGGCAGGGGCGGTGCGTGGGGCATCGTGTCGCGTTGTCGCTCCGCGATCGTGTCGCGTTGTCGCTCCGCGAAAATCAGACCCCCGCCCTGAATTTCGCGACGTTGGGTATAGATC